GTATTCTGCCCTAAGGGCTGGCTAGAATTAAAGCCAGCATTAATCCCTAAAACATTAATAAAATCTTGAAGAATCTTGCCGGAATATGGGTCATATATTACAGAATTAGTATCAAATGTAAATCTGGTATCTGATACTGATCCAAAATAATATGCTAATGATTTATATGTAATACTATATGTGTTAGTGTTAGCATCAGCAGTAAACTGCACGAATGCATTTGGATCATTGTAAGTTGAAATTGACCATCTTTCTTGGTTAATCAGAAGCGAATTATTAAACACTAAAGTAAAATTCTGTTTTAATTCCATTCTGATGATACATTCTTGAATGATTGTAGTTGGTATGATATTACCAAACACTGGTATTACTGATGTTAGGATAGCACCATTTGGAACATATCCACTTAGTGTTACCGGTCCTGCTCCGTTAGCAAAATTACCAATACCATTATTGCTGCCATCACCGATTACATTAAGAATAGTTGCCCAGATATACGTGCTATCCCCAGAACCAGGTATCCCCGCGACCAAACGAGCATTATGATCAAAATAGTAACCCGGTGGTGAATCAAATCGACAGATAGCACCGGTAGTGACATACTTTACGTTTGTTGAAGAATATACACCAATTGACAATGGATTTACTGCGCTTACTCCATTGATGTAATTATATAAATATCCAGTTTCTGATCCGGCGTTAACTGTACTTGCATTCCAATAAACAGTTCCATCATTTGTGGAAGAATTGATTGCATATCTAGTACAATTCTGAATATAATATTGGTTTGCTTCATTTAGCCTTAAAACATTTGCTAAGCTATTTGTGAAGAAGGTAATAATGTCACTGGTGTTACTCACAACAAGGGATAAGAAACCATTACTATCATCTTGATACAATGCGCCATCCGACCCGTAAGAATTTATACTAGAGTATTTTCCAGTTGGATCAAGTAAATCTAAATTCTTTGATACACCAACTGATGATCTGTTGATTGCGGTTGATTTAATAATCGAACTATACAGTGTATATGGGAAATTGCTATAGTCTTCACCATTAACCATACGATTTTGACTATAGTAACGAAGTGGGGCGCGCTGTTTAATATCATTTAATGTTTCGCGCGCTTGTGCATTGGTAACCGTTGTGGTAAGTGCTAACCCTACGGTAAGAGTTTGTGGCGTACCTGTATTGTCAATATAAGTGAAGGCTACCGATATGCCTGACATTTCACTTGGATCAATTGTATATGTTAGCGCATTCCCATAACGTACATATGCTCGGAAGTTGCCGACCGGAATATTAGAAAATACACCGTCACCAAATACATAACTAACAGCATCATTTGTTCCAGACTGAACCGAAAAAATAAGACGTTTAGATGATTCTGTTTGTAAATGTGCATTAGCATATACGTTTTCTACTTGAATCCATGGAGTTCTTGTGCCATTATTGTTAAACTGATACAACCAAGTGTCTGTATTATTGATATTTTCAATTGATCCTATTGGGACAATTTGGTTTGAAATTGCTTGAGATAAATTAAAATCAAAATTTTGTATAGTTCCCTGTTTAAAATAGAAGAAAAAACCAGTATTTGGACTGCCATATCCTCGCATGTCATTTCGATATAACATATTGAACTGTCCAGATGGTGCTGGTGGAATTTCATAAATATAATCTTCGTTTAATGAAGTGACACTCACTAATTCAAAATTTGTGTTTTGTCCATTTACGGATGACGTAAAGGGAATTATTGGAAGAGATGTTGGTGTTATCTGTATTGCATATTCGCTAGTAGTGACACCGAGAATATTTTTTACATTTCCCGGTTTGCCGATACTTTGTACTGGAATCAATGTCGCGTTGAATATCGTGTTCATTTGGTTTAACCAATTAGGGTTCGCCGGATCGTTCCATAAAACTGGAACGTTGCTCAAGTTCATACCGTCAATATCAGTGATATTTTGCGTCGTAGATACACTAACAACCTTCAAATACCCCTGACCGGCTAGATTACGTTTTGGTACATAATTAACTAAGTTGGCCAATTTAATTACAGAATCTCGACGCTGTGCGGTATCAATAAAATTTTCGCGCGCGTTTAGATCAGACCTAAACGCAAGACCCTGACCCATAAATGCCATGACGTCCAATAATGCAATGAATTCCGAAGATTCAATATAATCATTGAATGTTTCCGGATAGTATACCTGCAAATAATCTATGAAACTCTTACGTAAGGTTTCATAGTCATAACTTTTAAAGTCAGCTTGGTTGAATGTCTGATATAATGATTGCCAATCATTCGCTCCAAACAATGCAGATTTTCTTGAACTAGTTGCCATTATTAACTCTCTTTATAAATATATTTATCATTGATAAAAAGAGGGTTTTGTTATTGTTGATATGCAGAATTGGTATTTTGATTGAAAAAAATTGTCAAGTTCTGGGGATTATTGAACGGAGTAATGGCTAACATTACTTCTAGTAGGATTCCATTTTCAGATGGGTAAGCCTGTATACTATTAATAATCATTCTTGGGTCTAAGCTCGCGACCCTTCTGATTTCATTCAATATAGCTTGTTGTGTATTTGAACTATTTGGTTCAAATATGAAATCCCAAATGTTTGTTCCATATGCAGGTTGACCGACTTTTGATCCCTTTCGTATATTAAGTGCATTCAGTAAATCTTGAACTACAAGCTGCTCGTCATACAATACAAATTTCTTTCCTGAAACCAAGGGACGAAGAAATGAGCCAGTCCCGTTATCTGCCCCATTTGGAACATTAGTGGTTTGTGGTCTGTTTGCATTAATTGAGCTATATCCGATATAAGTTGACATGGTATTATTTATCTCCTCACGAACTAGTAATATCTGGCGGTGATAATATATTTGGTCCCGTAATTCCAGATAGCGAATTATTAATATCAGCCTCATTAGGCGTTACTGATGACTGTAATGCTAACAACGAGTCTGAAGTCAATGATTTCGCAGTTTGATTTATAGTAGCTACCGAAATACCCTGAGCATCATATGTAAGTGATTTTAAATCACTTACTGTTGAATTAATTGAACTTCCGATGCTACTTGATGTCAAGTCCGGTGCAACAGATTGCGCCGTTGAACCGATGAATAACTTATTAGTATTACTAATAACATCCAGCGATTTTGATAAGGAATTATTATATGATTGTCCAGTAACAGAATTTAAAACACTCCCAAGCGTTGATGATATAGATTGTGTTGCGTCAGATGCTGTTGTAGTTGCAACACTAGTAGCATCAAGTGCATTATTAGCATTTGTTAGTGCATCAAGTTGATCTAACGATGATTTATACGCAGAGTCATTGACTAGTGTTATATATGCTTGATATGCCTGTTCAATAGCAGGATCGCCATCGGGTAGATTTTGCTCAACTTTGTAATATGCATCCAAAGCATCTTGAATTTTAACCTGATATTGCGTTACTTGATCTTGAATTTTATAGGCAGAATCTGCCTGATCAACAATTTGCTGATAAGCATCTTCTGCCCCAGATGGAATCTCACCAACCAAGCTGGGTGGCGGTATACCATTATCACCAAGAATATTTGTCATTTGTGCAGTTATTGTACTGCGGTCGGTAGTGTTAAATCCTACTGACGGTAGTTTTATTGATGATGTCCCACCAGCTATACTTGAAATAGCTGATTGTAGTTGTGCTATAGCGCCAACCGACAGTCCTGCGCTTGCAAGTGCTGTCAGTCCATTGGCCTGTGATTGTAAACTTGAGACTAAAGAAGATATTCCGCTTGACGGCAAATTCATGCCCATTGCGGCAGACTGTGCTTGATTAATCAAGCTGGTTAATTGTCCTGTTCCCGGTATAGAGTTTATTACTCCCTTTGCACGATTCAGGACTGATGCTACTGTATTGATGCCTCCCGGCAAATTGGATACTCCGGAGGCAGTGGCAGCGGAAAGTGATGCTGATGATCCTTGTTGTATTATTGACGCCGATGATGATAGAGAATTATAATCGCTTGAATTTGATGATGATGCCCCTGCAAGACTACTAATAGTATTAATTGCGGAAGTAACTCCTCCAATTGTCGGATTTAATGGTGACGAAATTGTTGATCGTTTGGTTATGTTGCCAGAAATTGTGTTTGCAATTGCAGTAATACCCCCAATGGTGGTAGTAATAGAACTTGAACTCAATCCAGTCAATGAAGCAGACGTTGATAAGGCATTATTTACTTGATTAATTGATCCTGTCACCCCAGCAATGCTATTATTAATTAATCCGGATACAGCATTCACTGATCCTAGCGCATTCGCTAAGGATGATGGTGAAGGGTTATTAGGAGATAGTCCCGTAACATTCCCGGCAATAGAACTTAATGTGGATAATCCTGACTGCGATGGTATACCAGCTAATCCACTCAGTAATGATCCTCCCAGTTGAGTAGATTGGCTTGCAACCGTAGCTACTTTAGCTGCATTTGCTTTGGCTATGGCATTTAAATTTTGTGGTATATTTGCTTGTAATGGAGTGAATGAATTTACAATGGCTTTAAATGCTGATGCTGATACTCCATCTGCCAAACTTAATAATCCGGACAAGTTAGGAGAATTACCCATCGCAGTTAGTGCGCTCGCTATACCACCTAACCCACCGATAGCCGTTGATGCAAAAACTGCGGCTGCACCACCAGAACCTATTGCGCTTAATGCACTCTGTACTTGATTCACTGATCCGTAGATTGCTCCACTAGCACTGTTAACTGCACCAGAAGCCGTACCACTTATTGACCCTGCGGCACCTGATAATGCGTTGGATACCCCTGACAGCGCGCTGGATGCTCCATTTAATGATGTTAGTGCAGTTCCCGTTTTTCCAGTTACCTGTTGAATTGCTGCCAAGGTGGCATCTATTCCAACGGTAGACCCTGCTTGCACTAAGCCTGCTACTTGAGTAGCAGACTCGGTGCCAGATATTACACCGGCCATACCCAGTGCTGTTTGTGCTTGTTGCATGGTAGTGACTACCGCTGAAGCCTGTGCGGTTGGGTTTGATACCAAGTTTATCAAATTTTCTGCACCGGATGTGCCAGTAAATATTGATGATGGCATTGCCTGTGTAATATTGGCTCCAGAATTTACGAGACTATTAATTAACGTATCTGATCCTGGTTTTATTATTCCTGCACTTGCCAATTGGGATGGTGTAAGAGCAAATGAACCTATTGCGGCGACATTTCCGCTATCTGTGGCAACTACAGCAGAACCAAGTGTTACAGCAGAATTTAATGGGCCGTTTGATGCTGCCGTTGCTACAGCGGCAATCATTGCATTAGTGGTATCAGAATCAATTGCACCTGAGATTGCATTTACTGATGGCGCAGAAGATATTGTTGCTATATTTGGTGGTTTTGCTGCCGGAGGATCGCCTGCTAATGCTGGGGTATTACTGGTGAGTCCGGGAGTTCCTCCTTGTCCACCGCCTGATAGTGCTGCTTGATTGGTTTGTTGAACAGATGGATTCGGTGATGATGGGAGATTTGATCCTGCATCCATACTATTCTTTATATCAACTCCTTGACCGGCATTTGCCCATGGGGCATGGGATGGTGCTCGCGAAGCAATAGTTAATAGCTTACCGGGGGCGGCGGCGAAACCTTTATCTGGATCATGTAATGTATCAGTCTGAGCAATTAGCGGAATAATTGGAACTTCTTCTGGATTTGTACTTGGTGAACCGCTGTTTAAATTAACCTTTGACCCATTAATATATGTATCACCAGCGCCGACTAGCGAGGCTTCTGCGCCAGAACTAAATGCAATTGCATCCTTTATTTTAGCTGTAAACTTTTGCAAAGAAGTTATCAGAAAGTCTTGACCTGAACGAAATTTAGTTTTTTCTTCAGAGTTGAATTGTATATTTTTAGCTTGTACTCTAAAATTTTCCATTGCCTGAATATTAACATCGCGGTCGGCGTGAAGGTTGATATCACCCTGTGTTCTCATATTAACAGAGTTTGTGGTAAATATATCTACTGTTCCTTCTTTACCCAATTCAATATATGATTGTCCATTTGAATGTAATAACATTAATGTTTGACCATCATCACTCATCATCAATTGATGACCCAAAGATGTCCGTATATGTATACCTTGGTCTTTTCCAACAACGTCACCATCGTCCATTGTAATGCTATGTCCCGTTCTCCGAGACACTACTTGTAGTTGCTGTGGGTTTGCAGTTGCTAAATTTTGTGGTAGAGTAGCGTCATCATACCCTCCACTATAAATTGGTCTACCGGGCGAATTAACACCCCACCCAACACGACTGGGAGACTCGCGAGAAGCACTTGATGATTTTGGTCCGCGCACTGTGTCTCTTACTGTTCCCTGTTGCGTATGGATCGCTGCTGAATAGCTATGAACTGGTCTGGGTGTGGAATTAAATTCTGCACTATCAGTTGTTGCAGCGTCATTGGTATTCATATTAGTCACGGGTAGACGAGTAGAACCGCCTAAACTGTTTGCTTCACCATTATTGGCAACAATATTATCTGATGTACCAATTGATGGGATGGAGTGCATCGCCTCTGCGTCATGAGCAACTCCAATGTAATATCCATAATTTACGTCGCCATTAATAAAAATTACGACGACTTTACTGCCGATTTCAGGAGGAGAATTTGTTTGACCAAATGAACTAGGGTTATTTTTATATGAACCCGTCCCCGTATTACCCCCGGATGCTCCTGTAGTTCCGCCAAATGGACTCAGGTAACTTACTGTTAGCCAATTTGATGAATCATCCGAGTCTTCTGGCGTTTTGTCACCGAGAAGAACTCTGATTCTTCCTGAATTATTTGGATCAATATTATCCTTAACCGTTGCAAGGATAGGATACATTTTGGTGTCACCACCACCCACACTTGGATTAGCTGATTTTAGTTTACCTTTTAATTTTGAAATATTTTGTGCCATATTTTTTATCCATATGCTCCAGCACCACCGAATCCACCAGTAAGTATGTCAGAATTAGAAGGTATGTTTTGTGGAGGGTCTTTTACGGTTCCAGTAGTCTTAGTTGTAGATTTTGTTTTTTTAGGTGCTTTACCCGTTTTGTTAGCTCCAATTAACTCCGCCAAATTAGTGGCACCGTTCATTTGAATTTCTTGTTCAAATACACCATTATTAAACATGCTAGTAACAGATGTTACATAGTATGGCATGCCTTGTATTAAGGGATTTCCATAAACATCGGTAGCTTGTGCAAGTTCTTTGGGAATAGGAAAGAAATATATACTATCATTTAAACTCATTGTGCCAGACGTATTATCATAATCAATAGCTTCTACTATATCCACTTCAATTATTACCTGAGATGCTTGTGAATTAATTTGATGTTTTTTTGATTGATAATACTTTGAATATACAGCATCTGGGGAGTTCGCATTCGGATTTATCAAGAAATCAGGATCACCAAAAATTTTTAGATGTGCTTTAGTATATGCACCAGAATTATTTAAAGACGTAATATAATCATTTTGCGATTCTAGCGCCGGTCCTTTCCCGCCTGTTCTAGATTCGCTGGTTTGTTTTCCCGGCACCCGAGGAGTATCGGTAGGATCACTAATATCCGGTGAACTAGTACCATCACTATTTTGTTTTGTTTTATCCGTCTCATCTGGAATTTGAGTAACAGTCTGAATATAATCATTATCAAATGCCAATGAAAATTCTTTTACTTCTGTGTTTTTACCAGTATACCAGTATTTATATCGTTTATATGGACCTGGATAAGTTGTTCCAGTTTTCTTATTTGCATATATACTATCATTTACTGGAGTATCATACTCCGTAATTACATAGCATATATCATACGCCCATGATTTCGTTTTATTATCCCATTGAGGATTTGTTACTTGAGGAGTAACATTAAACCAACTTATTTGTGGATTGTTCCCTCCGGGCTGCTGATTTAAATCGCCTTTGTCAGGATTAGCTTGGATATCACTATCATAAATAACCTTTAGTGCATCTCTTAAATAACTGCTTTGTTGAATAATATTGTTGATTCCTTGCAACAATGCCATCCCATGTCCAATATGAATTGTTCTGGATTTGTTGTTTGGTTTAGCTTTAGCTGCAGTTTTAGGATTAGATGCTTTTGTACTAGTTGCACCACTACCGGCCCATTTTGATTTATCCAAGTCAGCAGGAGAAACAATAGTTGCATTCTGAATTCTTTCTGTTCCCGGTTCCCATCTGATGGAATAATTGTTTCCAATCGTTCTGCTGTTATTTTTTACTTGTTTTTTATGTGCTTTTGTTTGATTGGCCATCAATTGGTTTATCGCATCGGAGACCGTGTTTGCTGTTATTGACTGAGTATCGAGTGTAGTGCCATTGGCAGTACCTAATCCCACACTGTGTCCAGTTGGCGTGGCTGCGAAATGATATCGTGCAGGGCTACCATCCAAGGTGAATTTCATACGATTAATAGTTAAATCAATATAATATTGAAAAGTATCCACTGGATCGGCATTTACTCCACTTGGGTCAAGTATACCACCATCAAAAGGGGAATTACTTAGCATTATGTTCCCATTAGCATCATATCCTATGAATTCAATTCCCAACACATAGTGAAATCTTAATGCATTGTTAGGTAATGATATGCCAGATTTTGAGTTCTTCTTAGCCTGTTTGCCTAGTGTTTCGCAAGTCTTTCTTAACTTAGTACCAAAAGAAAATCCATATGGTTCAACAATGTCAAAAGTTATTGTGTGTTCCTGTGCTGATGCTCCAGTACCTTTTGAGCTAATAATACTCTCTATCTTTAAATTATCAATATAATAATCAAGATCAAAATATGGAGCGCGAGTAGCGTTTTGATTATTAACTCCTCCAGACTGAGCTAATAAAAATGCCCCCTGATTGTCCTTGAGATTTGGGTTATCCGGATTTGAACTATTATTTACTGCATCTCTTAGTGCATTTACATTCTTATTCCCACTCTTTACGAATGCGGTATATGCATCCGGACTTAATATATATAAACTTAGTATGTAGTTATAACTTGAAAATTGTCCTAATGGATTTTGCAATCTTTTACCCGGTAAAGTATTATCGCTTCCATTATTGTTTACTGTCGTGACATTTTCAGCATTGCTATAGTTGAATTCTGGTAGTAATTCTTCATCTCTTGGCAATGCTGGAACATCCGTTGGAGGTATAATTGGTCCATTTGCGTCTGGAATAGTACCGGCAGGATTTGATGAAATGTCACCACTGTCATCATTTACTGAACCGGTCGCGGATGGAGGAGGAGGCGCGAGTGGTGTTTCCATTGGGGGCACTAAAGGTGCGGGTTTTAGAGTTTGTGTTTGGTCAATCAATGCTCGTAAATCACTGTTACCATTACTGGTTAGATAATTACTAGCATCAGTTGCGGCGGCCAAAATTTGCTGTGCTGATTGTATTTGTTCTGGAGTAGATGCTGGATTGTTAATGACTCTTTGCGCGTCTCTAATTTTTCTGTTTAACTGATCCTGTGCTTCGCTTAACGCAGCACCAGTATTGTATCCAGATGGTTCAAAAACAGAAGCAAACGTTTGTCCAGTGGAACTATCAGCCACTGTTATCGTAATTGATCCGGAAGAATCTACTGAATATCTGATATAAGTATTGCCTACTGTTACAGTATTACTTGCCATTTTATACTCCCAAAACTTCTCTCAATGTAGCCAGAGTAGGTATATATATCCCCGTGCCTGCTGTAAATTTAAAGTATGGATCGGGTCCTAAGGTATTAGGATTTCTCCCAGCAAACACCCACCAAAGTTTTGAATCGTTATACAAATCATATGCTAATAAATCAGGTCTATATTCATATGTTTGAGTTATAATCATATATACGTCCGTAGGATTCAGTGGAATAGTCCTATATACCAGTAAATCCAAATATTTATTATTAATTATATCTGTATTATAGTAAGGGCTTGAAGCAGGGTATATTACCTGATTAGATGATTTTGTAGAACTCATTACCAAATTCCCGTATTGATACTATTTTGCTCATTAATGGATGGAAACAATCTTCCACTTGAATAATCCCTGAGACTAAATTTGTTTGAAATATCATTTCTACTGACCATGGGAACAGCGATGATTTGCATTTGTATTTTTGTCGGTACCCAAGTGGTAGGAACATTTGCCGTTTTTGGTGTAGCAGGAAATACTGGAGGTGCACCAATACCCCCTTTACTGACATTTGCAGGAAGGCGACTTGCACTCTGACTTCCACCCCCGGTTGTTCTTTTATTATTTACGATAGATTCAGGAATTCCTGCGGCAGAAGGCGCAGTTGTCATGATGTAATCCACATCTGGTGGCAAAACGTACCCAAATGACTGTATTGCTAATGGATGATTATCAAACTGCCAGCCACCGAAACCGTGTAGATAGCACAATGGGGGAGGAGTTCCATTTTTCGGATTATCATCCTGTCCATAAAACATTTTAGTAACTGATTTAAAAAAATGAATAACCGCCAACAAATAATTGGCTTCAAATGTGTCTTGTGCAGTAAACTCTGCAGTTATATTTATAGAATCAACGTAGCTACTTTTGTATTGATATATTCTATAGTTACTGTGTGTCAGTGTTTGTGGTTGATAGTCTGCTGCATAATTTACACTAATACCTGGTGTATACGGAAATATAACTCCGTTTGTTTGTACTAAGGGTTCTAATATACCCGGTTCAGAAGCCATATACAAGTAGTCAGCATCTGATGCTAAAGTAAGACGTACTCGCCAATCTACTGCTGATGTATAATTGCTTTGGACTTGTGCCGTTGCTTGTCCCTGTGTGGTGGCCTTAAGTCCCGTAGGCGCAGTTACTGTCAAGGAACCATCTGGGTTTGTTGTCGCTGCATTTCCTGGCCCGGTATACGTATATCCTAATTGATCTGCACGTGCTCGCTGATCTCCCGGACTCAAAGATGCTACTTGTTCCGGTGTTAAATTTGGATCATATATATCTGAAATATCATTACCTAGCGGTAAAGGTATATTTTGTGGTTCCTGAATAGGTGGAGGCGGTGGATCACTCAATGCAGCATCATTGATTTGTCCTATTGGTGTTGATTCAGCTATGGTTACTACGGGTTCTGGTGTTTTTGTTAAATCATTATTAATATTGAGTGCAGCATC